AAACCCAAGCTCAAGAACGCAGCCTTGATGGTATGAACAATACACGGGTTACTGAAACGATTATCACAGGCGTTTCACTTGCAGCTGAACTGGCTGGTGACGCAGATATTTTGGATGTGCTTAAAGAAACCAAACTAGGCACAGCGGCCATAGGCTCGTCCTTCAAGCGGCAAGCTCAGCTATTGGCTGTTGAAAATAGGATTGCGGCAAAGCTGCAAGCGCAAGCCAATACGGAATACACAAAGTTTGTAAGGGATATGAAAGCACTGCGGGGCAGAGTCAGCGGTGAAGCACATAGCTTAATTCTATCGCCTGACTTTAGCGTTCCAGCTGTAAGAGCATTAGCAGACCAGCTGTTTGATACGGGCGTTGAAGAGAATATAGCTGAGGCTACATCCATTCTGAATTTTGCTGAAAAGGTAGCTGAGGCGTCCAACAAAGTAACGCTAGACCCAGATGACTACCTAGATATTCAAAGTAGTCTTGAAAAGGCTGGGCTGGCTTGGCAAGCAAGAGCGGTTCTCAATACCGCAGCCGCAGCTGGCAAGATTGATGCTAGTCATATGCGTCAATTCTATGGAGATTGGCAGAGCTATTACAAACCCAAAGATGAAGATGATGATGACCCCAATGCGCTGGATTTTACGACCAGCACTACCACCGAAGGCAAAGCTCTTTCAGCGTTTAAGTCGGTCATAACTGGCAACGAATTTGATGCTACTTCGGACAACCGCATCAACGCGATCGATGCCAGTTTACAATTCCGCATCCTGTGGACTGAAACCGCCCAGCGCATGATAGAAGCAAACGAAGGTAAACCTTTATCTTTCACTCAAAAGATTGAGCTAGAAAAGATTGTAACATCAGCACTGATAGAACGCTTTATGGCAACCGCAGCCATTGAAGTAGACAGCCCTGCAGCGCAACAGAGCATAGCTAATATAGCTCCCCCCTTACCAGATTGAGATAGATAATGGCAGAGAATGAATTACCCATTCCCAGCGAAGATGCTGTGAATTGGATAAAGACGTATCCAAGCCGTGTCGCAGAATTTGACCAAAAATTTGGTGAAGGAGCGGCGGCTAAATACGCTGGAATAACAGCCCAAGAACCAGAAGTAACACCACAGGCAAATGCCGAAGAAGAAGATGGTGATGGCTTTCTCGTTGATATGGGCAAAGGAGTAGTTGAAGGCATAGTCGGCGCGGTGCGCGAAGTTGGGCAAACCATTCAAGGCATCGCAAACTCAGGGCCATCTACTTTGGACCCCTATGACCCAGCCCATTACGGACTAGACAGAAAACTCACTTCCACCACTGGGCGCGACCTTACAAGCATGGAAGTGCGGGATGCAGCTAAAGAAGAGCGGCGGCAACAGGTTGCTTCCGCTTTGGAAAGTATGACTGTCTTTGACAAAGAGCGCGATACAGTTGCTGGGAGCATTACCCAAGGTATGAGCCAGTTTCTTACAGGCTACTTTACTGGCGGTGGTCCTCGCACTTTTCTAGGTGCTTTGGCAAAAGGTGCCATAGTCGATGCCGCTGCCTTTGACCCATACGAAAAGAACCTGAGCGCAACACTTCAAGACATCGAATGGGCAGAGCCATATGTGCTTGATGCACTGGCTACTGACCCAAACGACCCCAAATGGGAAAACAGGCTGCGCAATTCGTTAGAAGGCGGGGTGCTTGGTATTGGGCTTGAGGCCACCCTACGGCTCATAAAGTTCGTTGCAGTTGGCCGTAAAGCTAAGCTGGAAATTACTGAGTTAGGCGAGATGTCACAAGGCACTGCTTCCCAACTGGATGACCTCGCAGAGCAAATTAAAGCGCTTGAAATCGAAGCTAAGGGGCCAAGCAGTAAACTTGTTGCAAAGCCCGATGGCACGTTTGAACAGCCCGATGGTACAGTCTATCGCCCCAATGGGGATACGCTTGAGCAAATCGATGTGAAACCATTGGATTCACCAGAAGCAGGGCCAGTATCACGCTTGGATAACACCACAGATGTTGATGCAGCCCCTACCCGTCCTGAGGCCAGCCCAGCGCGCCCAGAAGTACAATCACAAGCTGAACGATTAGCGGACCAGGTGGAACCTGAGGTTGTAAATGTTGCGCCCAAAGTACCCGTCATAGACAAAGCTATACTACGCCAACGGCTTAGCAACCTTGATAATATAAGCGAAGCTGATGTTGGAACTGGCAGCTGGTTCAATGTGACCAGAATGACAGGACCAGTCGAAGCACAGCAAGTTATCAAAGGGTTTCAAGATGTGCTGGATGATGCAGGCGTTTCCGCAAAGCTGGGCATTGATAAACCAGAAACCCATGACACGGTTACCAAAGGCGCAATCAAATATCTGGCTGATGTCACTGAGACTGATAGCAACCAGCTGATACGCGACCTTAATCTTACTGAAACTGTAACGCGGCAAATGACCAAGAAATTGGTGGCGGGTAAAATGGCGCTGCAAAGCACTGCGCGCGAGATTAACACCCTGTCTGCCAAAGTAGATGAAGCCTTCAAACAAGGCAGAGCCGATGAGGTTATGGAGCGTAAGCTGTTTGATCTAATGCAGTTACAGCTAGAAATTATGGCTAACGTAAAAGGTATTCAAACAGCCTCGGCTAGAGCAACTTCAGCGGGGCGTATCTTTACTGCAGACATCCTTGACGATGGCGCATTGGATGCAATGTCTGCCTTTGGTGGCTCATCTAAAATCAGAGCATTAGCCAAGAAACTGAGGTCCGTCAAAGACCCAGCTGGAACAACCAAAATGGTTAAGAAGGCAATGGAGCGTAAGTGGATTGGTGTTCTGAACGAATATTGGATTAACCAAATTCTATCAGGCTACAAAACACACGCGTTGAACATGTCTTCTAACGGCATCAACTTGTTTCTGCTACCAGCGGAAAGGGCTGTCGGCGGTATAGGACAAGGCTTGAGAACTGGCGATTATACGCAAGCTCAACAGGCTTTGAAGCAATACCGCTATCTGGCCAGTTCAATGCTTGAGGCCGTTCAGATGGCTGGCAAAGTGGCCTACCGTGAAGAAACTGTTTTAGACAACGCCTTCAAGGTGGACCTACCAAGCACAGGCATGAAGCAGATTTCTGGTCGTAACTTTGGGCTGGAAGGAACGCGCCGTGGTACCGCCTTGGACATTATGGGCAAAGCCGTGCGCTTACCCAGCCGAATGCTGATGGCAGAAGATGAGTTCTTTAAGCAGACCGCATTCAGAGCAAGGCTGAAAGCCATACTCGACGTTAAGGCCAGCAAGATGACACCAAGCGAACTTAAGGAATTGGGTTACGCATCCAAGTCTGACTTTATGAATGGCGAGTTTGAAAAAGCCTTTAATTCCAAAATCTCGCTTGAAGAGAAATGGCAAGAAATGACGTTGATGGGCAAGGTCGAAGACAATGCCGAAGTCAAAGCGAAGTTTATTGAGGACCAGTTGGGCGGCTATAACGCAGGTAATGCAGATGCGCTAAACGCATTACGCGAAGCCAGAGCGGCTACCTTCACGACACCTTTAGAGCGTGGAAACCTTTCGCACAGCGTCCAAATGCTAGCCAACAAGCATCCCTTCCTGCGTCAGATACTTCCATTTATCCAAACACCAATGAACGTCATGGGCGCAGCTTGGGATAGGACGCCAGTTTTGAACCTTCTGCACAAGCAATACCGCCAAGCACTTAACAGTAGTGATGAGGCAGTACGGGCTGAAGCAATAGGAAAAATGGCAACTGGTACGGTTATCGTATCAGCGGTTGGAATGCTGGCTTATGAAGGCAAGATAACCGGTGGTGGACCTGCGGACCGCAGATTGGCTACCAACTGGAAAGCCTCAAAGGATTGGCAACCATATTCCGTCAACTTTGGTTCAGATGAAAAACCAAACTGGATTTCGATTGCGCGCCTAGACCCGCATGGTTTCTTGTTTGGCATTATTGGTGACCTTGTAGAAATGAAGCAGATGTCTGAAAACTCACCTGAGTTTGATACGACACCGCTTATTGCCGCTACGATTGCAGCTGTTGGTAACAACATCATTTCTAAAACGTATCTACAAGGTATCAGCGATGTTGTCGGCTTGTTTGACAGCAAAGACCAGCCTTGGCGCGTTGAGCAATTCTTGAATCAGAAGATTGCTTCCTTCGTTCCCTACTCCTCTATGCAAAGCCAATTAGGCGCAGCCTTTGATGAAAACCTACGGGATGTCAGAGGGCTTACGGACACCCTCAGATCAAAGTGGGTGTTGTCGCGGGATAAGCTGGCAGTACGGCATGATTGGCTTACTGGTGAAGCACAGGAAGGCCCTGAGCATTATCTAGGTTACATCCAAGCCAAACGCCTAAATGACGAAGATACAGAGGCCGCTAGGGTTTCAGCTGAAATCCGAAAGTTGGGCTACGGCTTTATGGGGCCTGACCGCAGAATTGGCAGTATCACTCTCACAACCCAGCAATTCCAAGAGTGGAATAGGGAAATGGGGTCAGTGCGGATTGGCGGTAAAACATTGCTGCAAGCACTGAACCGTGAAATGGACAAAAGCAGATACCAAAACGGTCCTGATTACGGAGTTGTTACACCACAGGAAAGCCACAGAGTGGCCGCTTTCTCCAAGATTATCCAACGATACAAAAAGAAAGCAAAACGCGCTCTGATGCAGGGAAACCCTACCCTCAAAGAAGCCGTGCGCGACTACGATAGGTTCAAGAAGAAATCCCAACGTGGGCGCGATGCAGGTGAACGTCCAGTTCTGGATATGAACCTGCAATAACCAACAACCACATTAAGATACTACGCCCTGCTCAGCGGGGCTTTTTTCATTTTAGGAGAGATAATGGCTGTTTCCATCATCACTTATACGGCTGATGGTTCCACTAATCAGTTCTCGATTACATTTGATTACATTAGCCAATCACATGTGGTTGTGACTGTAGACGGAACAAGCGCCGCATTTACATTTATAAACACTTCAACTGTACAATTAAACTCAACGCCCTCTAGTGGCTCAAAGGTTCAAATACAACGTGTGACACCTGTTACCGCCATCGTAGACTTTACAGATGGCTCGACGCTATTTGAAGCTGACTTGGACCTTGCAGATAAACAATCACGATTTATCAGTGAAGAAGCTAAGGACATAGCTACAGATGCTAAGACAACTATTGATAACAATATTGCCGATGTGAACACTGTAGCTGGTAACAGCGCTGACATTAGCACTGTAGCTGGTGTTTCTAGCAGTGTTTCGACAGTTGCTGGAATAGCCGCGAATGTAACCACTGCCGCTGGTAATACTACGAACATAAATACTGTAGCTGCAAATGATGCTAACATTACTGCAGTTGGTGGTATTTCTAATAATGTCACAACGGTTGCGGGAATTAGTGGGGATGTCACTGCAGTTGCTGATATAACCACAAATGTTACAACGGTAGCTGGCATTTCTGCGAACGTAACTGCCGTGGCCGCTGACGCAACGGACATAGGTGCTGTAGCAGGTAAAGCCACAGAGATAGGCAGACTTGGTACATCTGATGCTGTAGCTGACTTGGCTATATTAGGCACAAGTGACGCAGTATCAGACATGAATACGCTTGCTGCAATTAGTTCTGATATAACCGCTGCGGCAAATGTCTCGGCAGATATTACATCAACTGCGAATAATAGCGCTAATATAAATACGGTCGCAGGATCAATATCTAACGTAAATACAGTGGCGGGAATATCGAGTGACGTTACATCTGTTGCTGCAAAAGCTAGCCTTATTACATCTGATTTTATTTCTGACTTAAACACAGTAGCAGTTACGGATGTTATTAATGATATTAACACATTAGCGACATCTGATATTGTTTCAGATTTAAATACCCTTGCTACATCTGATATTGTTTCAGATCTCAATACTTTGGCAACATCTGATATCGTTAGTGATATTAATACGTTAGCCACCTCTGATATAGTTACAGATTTAAATCTACTCGCAACGTCTGACTTTGTTGCTGATTTAAACACAATGGCTACATCGTCTAATGTGAGTAATTTAGCAATTACAGCGGGTATTTCGTCAAATATCACAACTGCGGCTGGGATATCATCCAACATAACAACTGTCGCTGGAGTAAGTTCTGACGTTAGCACGGTAGCTGGCATTTCTGGAAACGTAACAACTGTTGCAAATAATGATTCAAATATTACTTCGGTTGCTGGGAATGCTTCTAATATCAATACAGTTGCTGGGGTTTCTTCTAATGTGACTACAGTAGCAGGTATTGCTTCAAATGTTACGGCGGTTGCTGGGGATGCAACAGATATTGGAACTGTAGCATCAGACTTGTCTGGCAGTAATAATATTGGATCAGTTGCTGGAGCTATATCGAATGTAAATTCAGTTGCTGGATCAATAAGCAACGTAAATACAGTTGCTTCAAACATTTCATCTGTAAATGATTTTGCAGATAAGTATCGTATTGGCTCAAGTGACCCCACATCAAACAATGATGAAGGCGATTTATTTTACAATACGACTTTAGACACACTTAAAGTTTATACTGGGGGTGCTTGGGAGCAAGGTGTAACGGCTGGCTCTGGTTTTTTACCTCTTACTGGTGGTCAGCTTTCGGGCAATCTTACTTTTGCTGGAAGCCAAACTGTTGATGGGCGTGATGTTAGCGCGGATGGAACAAAGCTTGACGGTATAGAGGCTGGTGCAACTGGCGATCAAACTAATGCAGAAATACGTGCAGCTGTGGAAGCGGCTAGTGACTCTAATGTATTTACTGATGCAGACCATACTAAATTAGACGGCATTGCAGCGGGTGCAGATGTAACTCCAAGTTGGGTTCCTGCCTCTAACCCCAGCTATATTACTGATGGGGATGTTTCAAACAACGCTGCAGTAGCAGCAAACACTGCTAAAGTATCTAACGCAACTCACACAGGTGAAGTTACAGGTTCTACTTCTTTGACTGTTGCTAACAACGTTATTGATGCTGGTAACTTGAAAGTATCTGGTAACGGTAATAACACTCAGTTCTTGCGTTCTGATGGAGATGGTACGTTTACTTGGGCAACACCAGCATCTGGTGGTCCAGACGTTACTGTTTCTACTGTCAGCAACCAGTCTGGTATTGTGGTAACACAAGGAAGCGCAACATCTTGTGTTGTAGTCCATGTATCTGGTTTAATTCCTGCTATTACATCGGGATCTAGATACGCTTATGTTCAGTTTTCAACTAACAACGGGTCTTCCTATTATACTGGCAGTAACGACTATACCCAAGGTTACACCTTAAACGGCGGCAACGTCATATACCAGCAAGCAAGTACAAAGGCATTTACGCCATTGCGCTCAACACACTTCCGTATGTTCAATAGCAACTTCTCATCAGACCCTGGGATTAACGCTACTTTTGTTTGGAACCTTAGTCATCAGCACAGATTTGGCGGTAACTACGGTGAAAGAGCTTTAAGCTATCAAGGTATTGGTACTTCTGGCACTACATCAATAGTCGCGGCGCAAGGGTTTGTATCTTTAAGGAACTATAACCACGGTAGAACGGCTAACGCTTTCAGGATTATACCTACCTCCGGTAACTGGCAGTATGGCAAAGTAACCATAATCAGATACTCATAAGGAGATAAGTTATGGCTGAATTAGTTAAAAATAATGTAGACGGAGTAGAAGTTATTCTGTCTGAACAAGAATCTGCTGCGTATTTGCAGATGATGGAAAATGACCTAGAACGTTGTCTTGCCCAAGAAGCTCGTTGTGAGCGTGGAATGCTTTTAGCGGCTTCTGATTGGACACAAACAGGTGACCTGCCAGAAGAAGTTAAGGCTCCGTGGAGAACTTACAGGCAAACTCTTCGTGACTTACCGGCTCAAGAGGATTTCCCTTCTGCCATCGTCTGGCCAGAAGAGCCAGCATAAATAATAAAATTGCAGAGGCAGAATAAATGGACAAGCGCACAGTATCATCAGCGCGTCAACACGAGCCTTTAAATGCCAGACAACGATAGTTGGCATTTTAGTAAAACCGTACCCCTCACATTAATATTCGGACTTATCACTCAAGGCGCAGCAATCGTCTGGGTTGTCAGCATGATGATGTCTGACATTGATAGAAATGCCTCGGCTATCCGCACTATGGATAGTCGAGTGGATAAGATTGAGGACATGGTTCAAGCGCAAGCCATCGCAATGGCTCGTATTGATGAAAATATTAAAGCAATCCGTGGGGCTGTCGAACAGATGGCCTCACGCAAATAATCAGGATATTTCAAATGAGCATTATTAACGCTCTGGTCGGGCCAGTCGCTGGGCTGCTCGACCAATTTATTGAAGACAAAGACCAGAAGGCCCGATTGGCGCACGACATTGCAACCATGAGCGAAAAGCACATGAGCGAAGCAATGATCAAAAACGCTGATGCAAACATTGCTCAAAGTAGGCACGGGTCACTTTTCGTGGCTGGCGCAAGACCCGCAATCATGTGGATTTGCGCGCTAGGATTACTGACACAGTTTTTTTTGATGCCGATAGCGGAATGGGCGGTCGTTATATGGATGCCCGATACCGTTCTACCAAAGCTAAATACTGGCGAATTGATGACGCTGACGTTGTCACTGTTGGGTCTTGGCGGGTTAAGGAGCTTTGAGAAATCCAAAGGCATCGCTAGGGATAAGATGAAATGACAGAACACGATTTATTAGCGAAGCTACACACGGTCTTGGCAGAACAGCTTTTGGAGCGCGTAACGGACCCAGAAGCTAAATCAGCTGACCTCAATGTGGCGCGACAGTTTTTGAAAGATAATGGGATAGAAGCACTGGCGACTAAGGGTTCACCTTTAGCTGACCTTGTGAATACTCTGCCCGACTTTACGGATGAAGATGCTGATTTGACTGAGATGCAGCGGCATTAGGGGCAACGCCACGTGTCAGTTTCAGCATCTATTTCCCAACAGCCATGTGGCCCCTCTTCGATTTCAGAGACATGAACGTCTCGGCTTCCGATACGCGAATAAAGTAACGCTAGGATTACTAAAGTTGCGATTAAAACAGTGTTTTTAAGTCTCAACGTTTAGCTCCCATCAATGGAGGTGCTGCTTTGACTGAGATGCAGCGGCATTAAGGGCAACGCCACATATCAGTTTCAGCATTTATTTCCCAACAGCCATGTGGTCCTTCTTCGATTTCAGAGACATGAACATCTTGGAAACCAAGACGCCACGCAACACTGGCTACTAAAATATAAACGGGTAAAGCTAAGATTGCTAAAATTGCGATTAAAACGATGTTTTTAAGTCTCATCGTCGTTTTCGTTTTGCTTGATACTTTCGGATGAAAGCCAATGGTAAAACCCGTGTGACGAATTTTTTAAATCAAATTTGAGGTTTTCTATTTCGTTTTCTAAATCAGCCACTTTGTCTTTTAGGTTGTTCACATAATAGCCCACGACAAAAAACAGTATTAAGGCAAGGTATTTAAAATCAATCCCAATCCAAGTATCCAATTTAACCTCCAAATTTTAATCTCAATACAAGACAACGATTACGGATAATCATGTTCAATGCAACAACTTCGCTTGGCTTACCCATAGCCAGCGACCCTCTTAGTGACTTTCGGAAATTCCTATTCGTCTGTTGGCAACATCTAAATCTACCCGCCCCCACTCCCGTCCAATATGACATCGCAAAGCACCTACAACACGGTGAGAAGCGAATGATAATTGAGGCATTTCGTGGGGTAGGTAAAAGCTGGATTACTTCAGCCTTCGCCGTGTGGGCGCTCTACATGAACCCACAGTTAAACATCTTGGTTGTCTCCGCGTCCAAAACACGCGCTGACGATTTCAGCACGTTTACCCTCAGGCTCATCAGGGAAATGCCTATACTGGCGCACTTGATACCTGACGATGACCAACGGCAATCCAAAATCAGCTTTGACGTTAAGCCAGCCGCAGCCTCACACGCACCTTCGGTTAAATCTGTGGGTATTACGGGTCAGCTTGCAGGTAGTCGGGCGGACATAATTATTGCCGACGATATTGAGGTTCCAAACAACAGCATGACCCAAGGCCAACGGGATAAGCTATCGGAGGCCGTTAAGGAATTTGATGCTATCTTGAAGCCCGATGGTCGGATTGTGTATTTGGGAACGCCTCAAAATCAAGAGAGTTTGTACAACAAGCTGCCCGACCGTGGATACATACTTCGTGTCTGGCCCGCACGGTATCCCACTGGTGACCAGATGGTTGGCTACGGACAACAGCTAGCGCCAATCATCACAAATTCAATGGCGGCTGACGATACGCTTGTAGGTCAACCTACAGACCCGCTACGGTTCTCTGACTTTGATTTATTGGAGCGTGAGGCGAGCTACGGACGCAGCGGATTTGCACTCCAATTTATGCTCGATACGAGGCTCTCTGACGCGCAAAGATACCCGCTCAAGGTAGGTGACCTATGCGTGATGGATATACCGACTCACGAGGCTCCTGAGCGAGTCCTGTGGGCATCTGATGACCAGTATATCCACCAAGATTTACCTAACGTGGCATTCAATGGTGACCACTATCACAAGCCCATGAATATGAGCGATGAGTTCGCTGAATATACGGGCGCTGTGATGTCCATTGACCCTTCTGGACGCGGTAAAGATGAGACTGGCTATGCTGTGGTCAAGATGCTGAATGGCTATCTATATGTACGCAGGTGCGGTGGGGTTGCTGGGGGTTATTCTGAGGAAGCCTTGCAGAAACTATCGGCTATAGCGAAGCAAGAAGATGTGAATGAGATAATCATCGAAAGTAACTTTGGTGATGGCATGTTCAACCAGCTTCTGGTGCCAATCATCAGCAAGATACACCCTGTCACTCTGACGGAAGTTAGGCACAATACTCAAAAGGAAAAGCGTATCATTGATGTGCTTGAACCAGTG